ACTTCAGAAATGAACTCAATGCTGAATGGTTACGGCCTTCCGTCCGAAAAGTGCCAGCATTTTTCCAAGACGGATAAGATTAGGATTGTCCTTAATGATGGTTATGCTTTTAGCATTCTTGAGGGCCATGGCTATTCCAAATCAGAGATTGCGGTTTTCCGCCGCGAATTTCGCCGCGATTTGGCAGCGATTGGAGCCCACAAAGCTCAGCGCATGTTCTTGGAGGGGTCTCATTCGATTCGCTTGGAGCATTACCTGAATGCGGGCGAGATCGAATCGCCAGCCTACGTTCCCGGCAATCCTTATCAGTCCGATCCGATGGCATGGCTAAAGCTCTATACCCCCGATCCCGATCAAGAGCCTGCGCCTATCGAGACGCCTATCGAGCATGATGGCACGTTGCCTCCTGCTCCTGCGCCTGCTCCTGCGCCGGAACCTGCTCCTGCAACCAAGGAAGTGAAGATCCCCGAGGGGACCGACCCGATGACGACGCTGATTGCTTCTGCAATCGTTCCCATCGTTCGGGACGCTCTCCGTGCAGAGGACGATGCGCTGACCGAGAAGAAAGTGATCGACATGATCTCTACGGAGGTCAAGGCTCGGATGCCGCACATGATCCAGCCTGCTCCGCCTCCGGGTGGGGATACGCCTCCGGTCGAGCTTGCTCACGAGGCGTTTCCGCAGGTCTTCAAGACGGTGCAGTGTGACCTGAACGCCATGCTGATCGGTCCTGCTGGCTCAGGCAAGACGAGTGTTGCCGAGCAGATTGCGAAGTCTCTTGCCATTCCGTTCCGCTTCACTGGTGCGGTTGACAGCCCTTACAAGCTGACCGGTTTTGTTGATGCCAACGGCAAGACGGTCCGCACGGCCTTCCGTGAGACCTATGAGAACGGTGGCCTGTTCCTGTTCGATGAGGTCGACGCGAGCTCTGCCGGTGCCATGATGGCTTTCAATGCCGCCCTGGCTAACGGACACGCTGACTTCCCTGATGGCGTGATCGAGCGTCATAAGGACTTCCGGTGCATTGCTGCGGCCAATACTTTCGGACGTGGAGCTGACCGTATCTACGTCGGGCGCAACGCCCTTGATGGCGCAACTCTGGATCGCTTCGTTGTTGTCGACTTTGACTACGATGAGGCTCTGGAGACCGCTCTCGCTGGCGACGACATGATTGATTGGGTCCGTCGGGTGCAGGCAATTCGCAAGGCTGTCTTCAAACTGAAGCTCCGGTTTGTTGTCTCGCCTCGTGCCTCGATCTTTGGCTCGCGTCTGCTGCGTGCGGGCATGAGTCGGCAGATGGTTGAGGAGATGGTCATCTGGAAAGGCATGGACAAAGAGGCCCGCACCAAGATCAACGCAGAGGTGATGTAATGCACGTCCAAGAAATCAGAAGCAAGGGCCATCCCAAGAAAGGGTTTCTTTTTGAATCTGGGCGCTGGAGCGATTTCATTGAACTCGCGAAAGAACCAAGCCGTGGATGGGATTCTAACGAGCAATCCAAAACAGGAAGCGTTTCTTTTACAGGATCAACATCCTTGGAAGAGGCTATCGACCTCGCTGAAAATGGATGGCCCGAAGGGCGGGCTGACTTTGCCGAGATCGCTGCCAGTTCAGTGCAGCAGATGGAGGCCGTTTTTCCTTCTTTTGGATACGATGTTGCCGGTATGTATCCGTCTGTTCCAAGATTTATTGGCGGTGACATGGAATGCATGGTGACGCACAATCCTGACATGAATGCACGCAAGCATATTATTCCTGTCTATGTCAGCATCTCGGCGTCTGCTTCCAACTCCACGGAGACAATCAGAAACCGTGGCGCAGCCATTGCTGGCCTGATTGATGTTCTGGAGAACTCAGGTCATTCAGTCCAGCTCGTTGCCTTTGACCATTCTAAAGCTGGTGGCATTCGCTATTGGGGCGAGTATGAGCTGAAGGCTGCGGGCGAGCCGCTTGATCTGGACATGATGTCCTTTGCCCTGACGCATCCGTCCTGTTTGCGGCGGCTGCATTTCTCGATCCTTGAGTCCAGTGGATTTCGCTTTGAGGGGAATTTCTGTGACTCATTTAGCGGCGGCTATGGAACTCCGTGCAAGGGCTGGCCCAAAGAGGTCAAGTCTCAGCTTGCCGATGGTCCGGTATTGATGTTTGATAGCCTTCTCGGCTGTCAAGACGCCACTTTTGGCGACAAGAGCAACGCAGTCAGAGCGGTTCTGGCTGAGTGGGAGAAAACGCAGGAAGAAATGGAAGAGAACAACAATGACTAAAAAGCTCAACCAGGGATGCGCAAAGGAGGGGCTTTGATCTGAGGCAACCGTCAGCCTGCTTCAGAAACACTCTGCTCCTGCTTCAAGAGAAGTTAAGCCGGTTCCCCTCCACCAATCCCTTGTCCTCACCTGCAAGGTCGAGTGGTCGCATTGTGCCGGTAAGGACAGAAGGCTCCTCAAGGTCGGCCTCCCCTGGGCCTTGAGGCTCTGGGATGGGAGTTGTTCTCCATGGCTCCCATCCCAGAGGTCTTTTACCTCTGCCCTCCGAAGGCAGAGGTCAGGGTCAATTACACCAATGATTTCAGTGACTTAGCTAAGGACCCAACAGTCAGGGCACCTATAGGGCACCCAAGAAGCAACGAAGATATGTCATACGCGGCGTTTAATCTTGAAGCGCATTCCAGCCGCAAAGAATCTCACCAGAGAGATTGTGAACTACAATCTGGCGCTCAGTACCAGGAGTCAGGGTATCACGAGACGATGTGTAAATCGGAGAGAAGGCTCCGCACTCGTCAATCTCGGTTCCAACGCACCCGCTCATCGTGAACAGTGCCGTCAGACATGCCGCGCACAGAGTCCTCGACATTGCTTGCTTCCTTCATGGCCTTGTTCTTAGCCTCAAAAGACTCCAGGAGCGCGTCAGAGCGCCCTGAAGCCTTTCCTTGGCGGTGGAAGTACAGGAGCGTGCCTAAAAGCCCTGTGAGGGCTCCCAGGGCAATCCAAAGGGTCATCGGATCTTGGTGTCCGTGACAAAGCGCAGGATGATATTCACAACCACCATTACGCCAGCAACGAGCTGAGCCTGCTCTTCAGGCCCGAGCCCAACGTCAACGCCAAATACTCCGGCGACTGTAGCGGCTCCGGCAATCACATTCGCCCAAAGCGTCTTCGATGCGTACCAAGCTTTAATCATGTTCAGTCTCCTACGATTTCAAAGTGGGGGAGATCATTGAAGCTCTGGTCCCTAAAGTCTAGATCTCCGTCCCAGTCCCCGCCCCAACGAAGCTGGACACCAAGCTCCCTAGCAGCCTGAAACATATGGCCGGCCAGCAAGATGAAGTGCTCACGAGAGTCCCAGTCGATGCCCCCATTGCGATACGGAGCAACATCAACGGCCATGGACGGTTCGCGATTGTGGCGAGACATTCCCGCACGCAACTTTGAGCGACCCGTATTAAACATGATCTCCTGGCTCTCGTTGGATCGGTGCCCTTCGACAACCGTGAAATCCATGCACTTGATGACCCGATTGCAGATAGCAATCAGGCGGTCATCGCACGTCTCCAGACGAGCCAAAGAATGCTTGCTAAAGCTTGGCATTAAAGAGCAATGCCGAAAGCCTGAAGAGCCGCTTCAATTTCAGCAATGCGCGTGCGGTTGTTGTTCACCGCAGCAATCATTACGTCACGATTGATGGCGGTGTCATAAGCGCCCTGGTGCGCTCCGATGCCGCCAGCAGGGGCCGCGACAGCCTGGGCTGTCAATGCAGAGGTTCCATTTGGAACGGCACCCGAACCAATTTTACGAATTTTTGATGCGTCTATAGTCATAACAAACTTCCTTTTTGCAAATTACCTTAAAAAGAGGCGTTCGATTTGATCCTCTCAGTCGTTGGTCTCCGCTTCTCCGTAGATGGTACGCGCCAGAGTCTCTAGGTCGTTTATTTTTTTCGCCCTTTGAATTGGTTTTTTAATCTTTATTTGAAACGTATTTTATCAACTTTGGCAAATCAATTCCGAGCCTGACGAGCACAGCTAGGGCCGATAGAATTAAGAACCAGTGGTCCCCAACTGCCAGCCACTCGATGATCCCATAGCTATCAATCCAAGCCGCCTCTTTTGGCTGTGAAGAAATCACAACGGTGTTAACCGTGGCTGCGCTGTATGTCATAAAACTTCCATATGAAGCCTCGACACTGGTGAGGATTCCTTTCATGGCTTGGTGTCCCGCAATGCCTTCTTCTTAATCCGGAACTCAGCCAGCTTAGTCGGCAACTGATTTTCCAGTAGCACCTCCGTCACCAGCAGGGTGTCAATCAGATCTTCGACATCCCGCGTCATCAGAGAGTCGCTTGCCACCATGGCAGCTTCCCACTCCTGCATGGGCGCGGCAGCGGCATTTGCCTCTTCGATTGCGGCATCTGCCGCTTCGATTGCGTCCGCCGCAGCTTCTTCTTCAGGCGTGAAAGGAACAATCTCTCCTTGGCCCGTCATATTATATCGAGTCATCAGACGATCCCCCAGACCTTGAACGATCCATTAGGCATGTTGCCGGTGTTCTGCT